ACCATTCGCCAAGTTTGGGATGGACTGGGAAGTCAGCATAATTTACTCACGAATAAGAGATCTGAAAACAGTGGGGTTGCTTCTCAGAATGTTGTAATCACCAGTGATGCCTTCATTCCTCTTCAAGTCGAGGAGTGCATCTTTTTCATCTAGTGCCGTAAATTCATACAAAGCCTCGGAGCCAACCGTACGCGATTGGAATATGCGAGCAGCTTTGATTGTAACGTAGTGGCGAGCAGCTTGAGGAAGCTGATCGAAAGGCAACAGGATTACCAAGTCACACTTGATACTCTTGCCAAATTGATAGGTGTGGTTCTTGCGGTCATAGAGGCGTCCACCCCGTTGAACAGCATCTACCTCACTATCGGCTCCCATAGGATCTACCCTAAGGGCGTTTGTAGGGACGATTATCTCTTTGGAATATGTCTCAGGAGATAACTCGAAATCTTTCTCGGTATTGAAATGCCATCCTTTGGTTTGCACCTGGCGGGAGGTTTCCGAGAGAATTGATTGAGCTGTAATAGCATCTGCTACTGACGAGATATCCGACAAAGATGAAATGGGAGATTCGCCAATAACGGATAGAATCGTATTGATCGCTTCAAGCTCCGATGTCGGAGTCGTAACAGTAGTCATATAATCACCAAAAATAAAAAAAAGGGGAACCCCCACTTACGAGAGTTCCCCTTGGGGTTACTTCATTGATTAGGCAACTGCGCCAGAAGCCAATTCGATAGCGCACTCAGGACGCAATACGCCATGACCCATAGCGTACTTAGCGACCATCAATGTACCTTGACGACGGATGTCGTACTCAGATTCCATTGCGAGATCGAGCAACTTAACAGTACCAATAGCTTCCTTCTGCAATACAACGCCAACGGTCGTACGAGCGTCAACGGCATAGCGAGCAGAGGTACCAGACTCCACACCAGTCGTAATGTTGGTGGTAGGAATGTGGTTAGAAGCAACAATGGTCAAACCAGCGACACGGAGTACTTTACCGTCAGCGTACACACCAGCACCACCCCAGTCTTTGTTCAAGACTTTGGTGTTCTGAGCAAGCGCGTAGTACTGGGCTGGCTTCAAGAAAGCATAACGCTCATCTTCTGGAACATCCTTCTCGTCGAACTTCTGAGCTGCTTCAAAGAGAGCGGCGATCAGAGTGTCAGAGTTGGTACCCATGCTTGCGTTAACAATACGGCTACCGCCGTTGCCACCAGTTACGGTTGCGTTTGAACGAGCTGCAAGGATAGCGTTCTGGAAGAGGTGCTTGTCAGCGGTGTTAGCCAATGCTTGGCCCAACTTTGCGCTGTAGTTAGCACGAACGTCATAGTGATTCTTAGCTTCATCGATGTTAGCGATAAAGGTGTGAGCGATGAGAAGATCATCAATAGTGATCACACGCTCGGCATGGTTCATAGAAGCGCCGAGGATCTCATTGCCAGGAGTGTGGTACTCAGCAGAGAAGTTACCAGTTACAGGGAACTGAGCTGATTTACCAGAGCTGATGGTACGCACAGTGTGCTTGTCCATCATTACGTTCTTTTCGGCGAAGGCAGTTAGAACTTCACCAGCAAAAACTTTAAGGAAGAGTGCGTCTTTATCTGCACCACCGTTGATGGCACCAAGACGACTTGGGATTGCGTTAGACATAAATTTAACCTCGTGTAGAGTTGAAGAAAGTTTGATGCAACTTCCTGAACCCGACACACAGTCACACAGAGTTATCTTCCCGCAGGAAGGCAAAGGTCGTGTAATCAGTTCTTAGAATTGCAATTCCACCGCATAGAAATGCAGTGTGGAGCGTCTTCAAAAACGAGGAAAAGCAAGCCCCCATTGCTAGGGGCTGCGTCCTACAGTCGAACCCGTAGGAGGGGTTATCGTTTGGTGACCTTCTCGTATGTACGATAGGCACCAAGACCCAACATCCCGAACAGGAGGGTCATTAATGTATCTAGTTCCAATGGAGGCGGTGCCGACCATTGAGCTACGTTAGTTCCGATCCATGTAAAGAGCGGACGGAATACAATTTGATAGGCAAGTCCGAATGTGCAGATCCATCCAACGGACGGTCTCCAGCCTGACTTGAAGAAACTATCGGAGCCAGCTTCGACCTTGTTGATTTCCATCTGTCCCAAGGCAAGCTTTGTTTCAGCCTCTAGATGTGCCAACTCTCCAGTTTGCTGGAGCTTGAACATTTCCATCTGAGCTTTGAGCTTGTCTTCAGGATTAGGAAAGATCTTATCAAAGACCTTGTTTGCTAGATCGAAGAGACCCCCTAGGAGAAGGGGGTTCATCTTTATTCCTTAGAGAATGTTAGAGCGACCTAGCTTCGCCTGTACTCTGGCGCGGAATGCTGGATCAGTCTTATATTCAGGTGAGGCCATATCTTTCTGCATCTGAGCTATCGATTCATAGACATCAGAAGAACCCGACGCATTCGTAGTACCTTTAAACAGGGTTGGTTCGGTCGGACGTGCATTTGTGAATTTCTGATATATACCAGCCACCGCCAACTTCGCGATGTTTGGATCACCAGAATCAATGGCCGCGTTGTATGCGGAAATCTCCGTAGGATTGAGATTGGATTTCGCCCATTCAATCATTTCGGAGAACGATTGTTCACCACCAGCAACAGCTCGGACCTCGGACTCGTAGAGGGCAGCTCGTGCCTTTTGACCTTCAATATATTGGTCAACGTAGTTCCGTGGATAACCCGCCTTTTCGAGCTTGTCATAGCTCTCGGCAGATAGCTCACCCTTAGTGTTAAACTCACTTGAGAATTCAGAAAGATCTAGACCCTTGGATGCCAACTCTTGTTGCACCTGGTCAGGCGCGGGTTGTGCATTAGGATCAGCTTTAGATTCCGCTGGCTTACCTAGCTTGGTTTCAAGCTCGGCATATGCCTTTGCGAGATCCTCAGGACTCTTAAATTTCTCAGGGAGCCACTGTGGGCGCTCTTCGGTCGTATCGGTTGTGGGAGGTGTTTCCTCAGTAGGAGGAGCACTAGCGCCATCGGCCTTAGCGACCATCGCGTCTACGTGTGCAGGATCCTCTGTAGGAGTAGTACTTTGTACAATTACAGTATCAACCATTAGTAATCAGTTATAGTAAAAGTCGATTCACCCACGGTTTTCTCATAGGTGTTTGACTTGGGTTTATCTTTAGCTTTGGGTTCTGGAGATGGTTGAGGGGCTACCTCTTCGGTAGCCACCTCTGATATCTCACTGACCTTCGGCTGCTTCGCCTTGGGCATTAGCCATTCCTTGTTCCATCATACGTCCACCAGCTTGAACAGCGGGACCAATTCCCTTCTCCATCGCCAGTTGCATCATTTGCTGTTGTTGCATTTGTTGCATTTCAGCGGCGAGCTGCTCCTCGCTCTTGACGAGACCCTTCATGTCGATCCCTAGAGATGAGCCAGTACGCATCAATGCGTCGGACTTAATAATCTCAGGAGGCAACTGGGAGATCATCGCAGCGGCTTGGAAGAACATATTCAATTTATTCAAATCATTACCACGACCAAGAGCCTCCATACCTGTCACGATGACAGGCTGAACGGTCCCTTCGGGTAACGTCGGCAATCGCTTCTGACGTTCCATTTGGAACATGATCCGCTTCACTAGAGGGAGTTGGAACTCCTGGCTAAGGATCGAATAGATTCCACCTAAAGCGGACTCTAGTTCGTTAGCCATGTAACGGATCTCTTCAGCGGTCACTCGCTCCCCACTGCGTTGCACAGCGGAATTGAGGAGGAATGCGAATGACAGACGCTCGTTGATGGTGTTCACCGTATCCAGCGATACACGGAAATCATTGAACTTATTGAGCTGGAGGGTACTAACGTCAGTCTGTATCCCTTCAACGAATGCGCCATTATCGGCCTCAGCTAACTGAGCCATATCGGTAACCCCGTTGGGGTTCACCATGAAGAGAACTTTCGCGGCCGCAGCGGATCCCTCAACGATAGCCTGAGAAAGACCTTCGAGTGACTTAAGGTCACCTAGGTACTCTTCAACATAGCCACGTCCATAGTCTTCACCGTCGATTTTGGTGAAGCGAACTGGAATCCAGGGTGACTTATCCAGCGGATAAGAACCTTCCGTGCCAGGGATCTTAATCCCTTTGATCTCTTGATACACTTTCCACTTATCACCTTTGCGATAGATGTGGGTGTACATGTCAACATTCTTGTTCCCATCAGCATCCGCACTGTCAGCGGAAGCGATGAGTTCCCGCACCTCATCAGGGAGGGTTTCGGGAGATACGGATTCCTTTGTGATGATCTCTAGGACGTTGCCCATAGGATCACGTTTGACCACGTAACGATCTAAACGGAATACACGTACGCCACCATCAGGTGGCAAGTAAACCAGGGCGTTACCAGCAACCAGTAGGTGCTTTAACGCTTCGAACCCACCCACGCGAATGGCGTTGGATTCGATCTCGTTCATCACAGAACGTTCAATTCGGTTCAGGCCTTCCTCAACCTTGCCTCGCATTCCTTCTTGCTGAGTCAATTTCTCCAATGTGAAGTCATCGATCTGCAAACGAAAGAACGGGCTGTTGGGAGGAAGCAATGCAATAAGAAGCTTGGAAGCGAGGTTATTCACTCCACGGGCACCAATGCCCTGCCAGGGGGTAGGTAACCGAGAGGCACTTGAATGCCCATCCTTAGGTAGCAACGAAGGGATGGTTAGCTCGGCACATTCTCTAGCTCTGTCTAGAAACATCTTACGGGATGTCTCAAGTCTTGCGTATTTGCCCGAACAGGTTTGGTTTGAGTCCATCCCTGTTTTCTCCTTATTGTGGAATATTTAGACCAGTACCCTCATTGAG